GGGAGATGATGCGTATAGAGGATTTATTCAATACGAACATACAGCAAATTATATGAGATTTGCAACTAACGCATCAGAAGCCATGCGTATCGACTCATCAGGCAACGTTGGAATTGGAACGACTAGTCCTTTTTCTTCTGCAAGATTACAAGTAAATACTGGCACAAACTTAAATCTTGCTGTGCAAACAGGCACAACAGAAACAAGTGGTATGAAAATAAATGCTTTCAATGATGCAGGAAGTGCAAATATACCATTAGAAATTAATGGCTCTGTAATGTTACTTAAAACTGGCGAAACAGAAAGAATGCGTATTGATTCTTCAGGCATGTTAGGACTAGGTACAACTCCACCAAGTGATTCACACGCTACTTGGAGTCAATTTTTTATAGGTCAAAAAGGCTCAGTAATTTCTGAAAAATTAGGTAGTGGTGGTCTTTTTGGAACTTATGTAACAGATAATCTTTATGTTGATAATGATACAGGTGCTTTTGCCTATAGAGTTGCTAATGAAGCAAGTGCTTATTTACAAGAAGCTGCAACTCATAGATGGTATACAGTAGCAAGTGGAAGTGCAGGTGCAGCAGCTACATTATCAGAAAGAATGCGTATTGATAGTTCAGGCAACTTGTTGGTGGGGACTACGAGCGCTGCATCAGGTTTTAAATTACAAGTTGATGGTGGTGCTGGTAATGCTCGTTATACTAATATTGATACAGGCGGTTCAACTTTTGACCAATTTAGATTTAATGGTGGATTAGTTGGCTCTATAACAACCAATGGTTCAACAACATCTTTTAACACATCTTCAGATGCAAGACTAAAAGACGTTACAGGCGAAGCTAGAGGTTTAGAAGTAATTAATGAACTTAACCCAGTAGCTTATAACTGGAAAGCAGATGGTAAAGCTGATGAAGGTCTTATAGCTCAAGAAGTATTAGACATAGTGCCTAACGCTGTATCAGGTTCTGAAGAAGAACAATATTATATGGATTACAGTAAACTTGTAGTACATCTTGTAAAGGCTGTAAAAGAACAACAAACACAGATTGAAGCCTTACAATCTGAAATTAACTTACTTAAAACAGGAGAATAAAATGGCAAATATTTACACATGGAACTGTAAAACAGTAGACGTTTACCCAACACACGATGGACATTCTGATGTTGTTTATGTGGTTCATTGGCGATTAAACGCAGAGAGCGATCAACAAGATTCTGAAGGAAATAACTATTCAGCTTCTGTTTATGGTACTCACAACGTTAATGCAGATGATATATCTAACTTTATACCATTCGCAGATCTTACCAATGACATAGTAACTGGTTGGGTTACATCTGGTATGGGTGATGATGAAGTTGCTAATCTTAAATCAGGATTAGACAGCAACATTGAAAACCAAATCAATCCTACATCTGTTACTAAAACCATAGGTTAAACAATGGCACTATTGCCTGTAACTCCGCCCGCTGGCATAGTTAAAAACGGTACTGACTATGCTAACAAAGGTCGTTGGGTTGACGGCAATCTTGTGCGTTTTGAAAACGGATTTCTAAAACCTATTGGTGGTTGGACTAAACTAAGAAACACAGCACTAGACGGTGAGCCTATAGGTATGTATGCCTATAAGGATAATCTTGGTGAATCCATACTAGCTGTAGGTACAAGACAAAAAGTCTATGTCTTGTACGACAATACTTGGACTGATATAACACCAACAGGCTTTGTAAGTGACGCTGACAACGATCCTCTCGGTTACGGTGCATACCACTATAACGTAGAAGATTACGGCGATGCTAGAAGCCAATCTGGACTACCTCTTGCTTCAGGTCATTTCTCCTTTGACAACTGGGGTGAGGATTTAGTCTTTTGTTTTTCTGGTGACGGCAAAATCTATAAATGGCAACCTAATTCAGGCGGCACAGCTGATACCATTGCCACAGTCGTAACAAACGCTCCTACAAACTGTCAGGCTGTTCTAGTTACTAATGAAAGGCATTTAGTTGCTATTGGTTCTGGTGGCGACCCTAGAAAGGTATCTTGGAGTGATAGAGAAGATAGAAATACTTGGACATCTAAAGCTACGAATACAGCAGGTGATGTGCAAATACCTACAGGTGGTCGTGCGTTATTAGGCGTTAAATATCAAAACGATGTCATAGTCTTTAGTGATACTGGTATAGATAGAATGAGCTATGTAGGCTCTCCGTTTGTTTATGGTATCGCAGCAGCAGGTGCAAACTGTAAAGCTGTAAGTAGAAGATCAGTCGTGCAAACAGGAAACTTTCTTGCGTGGATGGGTGAAAACTCATTCTTTGTTTACGATGGTGTTGTTAGAGAAATTAAATGCGATGTGCATGATTATGTATATGACAATCTAAACATACAGGGCAAGCAATCATGTTGGGGTGGACATAACTCTAATTTCAACGAAATATGGTGGGGTTTTCCAAGTGGGGATGGACAATACACACCAAACAAATATGTAATATGGAATTACTTAGAAAACACTTGGTCTATAGGTTCTTTAGATAGAGGCTGTTGGATTGACCAAGGTGCGTTTAATTATCCTATTGCTGGTGATTCAAGTGGTTTTGTTTACGAACACGAATCAACTACATTATCTAATTCACCAAACTTAAATAGTGATGCACCATTTTGTACAAGCGGTCCAATAGAATTAGGTAACGGTGATAACTATGTGCAATGTAATCAAATTATTCCAGATGAAGAAGCAAACACATTACCAGGTGTAACAATAAGTTTTAAAGGTAAGTTTACCCCGCTAGGTAGCGAAACAGACTTTGGTAGTTTTACCTTTGAAAATGATGGATATACCGATGCTAGGTTTACAGCAAGACAAGTACAAATGACTGTAACAGGAAGCACCAATCAAGACTTTCAAGTTGGTAACATAAGATTAAATGTAAGACCTAGAGGTAAAAGATGATGGATTTATCCTCACAAAGACAATACATACAAAGAGCAGAAAATGTGCATATTAATATTGCATTAGCTAGTACAGATTATGTTGTTTATACAGCACCAAGTGGTGATGATTTTACCTTTTCTATTATTCAATCTTTTTTAGTATGTGAACATCAAGGACAGCAAACACAAATTAGTGTAACAAATACACACGGTTCTGATACTTTTAATTTATTTAGTGGCAAAGTTATTACTGCTAATAGTACTTCAGAGTTATTAGAAAGACCTATTATTATTCATCAAGGTGAAATAATAAAAGTACAAGGTAACCATGATGGTAATTTAGATATACACATGAGTATTGTAGAATATGCAAGAGGCGACTAATAACGTAATTGATATAAACCAAGCGAAAAAAGATCCTTGGGAAATTGAATGGGAAAGGTGTAAACCCTATATAGCAAAAGCTGTAAAGTATCAAGATTCCTATACAATTGACGATATAGAAGATAAAATAAGACATGGTATATTCCATTTATGGCCAGGCAAAAAGTCTGCATACATAACAGAATTTGTAATATATCCACAAGTTAAAGCAATGAATCTATTATTTTGTGGTGGTGATTACGAAGAATTAGAAGAAATGCTACCATCAATAGAAGCATTTGCAAAAGCCGCAGGTATTAAAAGATTATACGGTGGCGGTAGAAAAGGATGGATTAGAAAGATAAAACATCTAGGATTTGAGACAGAACATTTAATTAGAAAAGACTTATGAGTAAAGGAAAAACCAGAACAGAAACCTCAGTAGATTTGCCAGCATGGCAAGAAGCTCAATTTAAAGAGCTTTACAGCCAAGCACAGGGCGTTGCAAGACAACCTTTTATACCTTATACAGGCCCAATGGTTGCTGGATTTTCACCAGACCAATTACGACAGTTTCAAGCTACTAGAGGACTATTTGAATCAGGTATGGGTTATGACCCAACTAAAGCTTTACAGGGTATGGCACAAGAACAATTTAGACCTACTATACAACCTGTTACTGGTTTTCAAGCACCAACAATAGAAGCAACACAAGCTCCTGGTGCGGCACAAATAGGTCCAGTATCTACTCCACAATTTCAAGGTTTATTAAGTCAAGACATAGGCGCATATCAATCACCTTATCAACAACAGGTTATAGATTTAGCTATGCAGGATATACAGCGACAAGCTGATATAGCGCGTGGCGGTGCGCAGGAAAGAGCAATTAGAGCAGGTGCTTTTGGTGGTTCACGATCTGCAATACTAGAAGCAGAATCACAAAGACCTTATGCAGAGCAGATGGCTAGAACAGCTGCTGGTTTAAGACAAGCAGGATTTGAACAAGCACAAGCAGCAGCACAAGCTGATTTAGCAAGACAACAACAATTAGGTATATTTGGTGCTGGTCAAGAACAACAAAGAGCTTTACAACAGGCACAACTTGGTCAACAAGCAGGTATCTTTGGCGCAGAATTAGGACAGCAAAGACGTATGCAACAAGCACAACTAGAGCAACAAAGACAATTAGCTGGTTTAGATATTGCTGGCAGAGCTGCATTAACACAACCACAATTAGAGATGCAAGCGCGTGCGCAAAGAGCAGGTTTGCTAGGTGGATTGGCAGGACAACAAGTTCAAGGTCTTGGTTTACTAGGTGGTATAGGCGCACAACAACAAGCACTACAACAAAGAGCTATAGATGCACAAAGAGGCGAGTTCCAAAGAGCGCTTGGTTATGGACCACAACAATTAAGTTTATTACAAGCTGGTTTAGGAACACCATTAATAAGTCAAACAACAACTGGAAGTAAAGGCACAGGTGTTGGTGATGTTTTGGGTGGTGCTGCTGGATTATTTGGTTCATTGGCATTAGGGGGTGCTTTTGGTGCTGGAGGATTATTTGGAGGCGCAGGTGCAGGATCAGGGGCTGCTGTTACAGCAGGTGGTGGCAGAGGATATTTTTCTGATGAAAGACTAAAAGAAAACATTAAATCAATAGGCACATCTGAAAACGGACACAAACTATATACTTGGGATTGGAATGACAAAGCTAAAAAGCTTGGTATAAATGACCCAACAATAGGTGTGATAGCGCAAGAAGTTATGAAATATATGCCAGAAGCCATTAGCAAAAATACTAATGGTTACTACATGGTTAATTATGGAGTTCTATAATGGCAGGCGGAATACCAACAACAAATTTACAAGTACCAACAACACAACCAACAGTACCACAACCAACAGTACTACAACCAACAGCTACTCCATACAATAGGCAGCAACAAATTGGTTTAGCTTTAAGTGCGTTGTCAGACGTTTTAGGAAAAAGAGATCCTATAGCTGGTACTATGCAAAGACAGGCTTTTTTACAAGCACAGCAACAAATGGCAGAACAAGAAAAGAAACAAGAAGAATTAAATAAGCAATTAAATTCCGCTATTGATAAATCTAATTTACCGCAATCACAAAAAGATTTATTTAAAAAATTTGATGTACAAACTAAAGCTCAAGCTTTGATGAAAACTTTTGAGCCTCCAAAAACATTAAGCACAGCGCAAAGAGTTTCTGAAATAGCTGCAAAAGTTGCAAACGATCCAAATTATAAATTAACACCACAAGACGAATTAATTTTACAAATTTCAAGAAAAGCCGATCCTTTAACTAGAGGAATAGAAGATATATCTGCCGCAGCTTTATCTGAATTTACCCAAGAAAAAGGAACATTGAAAACATACGCATCAACACAAGATGCCTTGAACGCAGGATTACAATCAGGAGATCAGTTTATAGGTACTGATGGAGTTACATATAGAATTCCTTAAGTAAAATGAAATGGCAAATGAAAAACAAACAAATCCATACGAAGGTTCAATACCAGTAGCGCAAAATCCTTATGCTGGAGCGGTTGCTGTAACAGAAATACCACCAGACCCCTACACAGGCGCTGAAGTTTTGGAAGAAAAAACACCAATAAAACAAAATCTTTATAGAACTATAATTGGTGCTGGAAGAGATCTTTTATCTGGTACATTGGATTTTTATGGATTTAGTCAAAAGTTCAAACCAACTGAAATATCAAAAGCTATTGTAAAAGCCAAAAAAGAAAAAGATACTGGAGCATTAAATATTTTAAACAATATTGTTAATCAAAAAAACATATATGAAGTTGCGGCAAAAGCAATCCCAACAATTGAAGAGCCTGAATTTAAAATGGATGTTGGTTTTCCAGAAGTAAAAATTGGAAAAAAAGAAATACCTTTAGGCTTAAAAGATGTTCCAGTAGGAAGTTTGGCTAGAGATATTATTGGTTTTGGAGGAGCTTATGCTGGTTTGGGAAGAGGCATAACAACTACTGGCGCAAAAAATATACCAGAAATGATAAAGCAAGGAGCTAAAGTTATTGGGCTTGGTTCAGCTGCAGAACAGTTAGCATTTTCTCCAGATGAGCAAAGACTTTCTAATGTTATACAAGATATTGCACCGAATGTTATAACAGAGTTTTTACAAGCAGACCCTGATGACAATGAGGCTTTGGCAAGATTTAAGATGGGTGTTGAGGGAGCTGGTTTAGCAATACCAGTAGAGGCGTTATTTAGATTTGCTGGAAAATTAAGAGCTAATAAACAAATTGAAAAAACAAAACCTATTGAGGTTTCTGAGGAGCAAAAAATAATTCCTACAGAACCAGAAAAAATAGATTTCAAAACAGAAGCAATTACAGAAGGACCTTACGCTGGTGCAGAAGTTTCAGTCCCCCCAACAACTGGTAAAATGTTACCTCCCAGTTTAAGAAATCCAGAGCCAAAAATAAAAAGAGTAAATAGTTTATTGTATGGTCGAATTCCAATGAACGATGAAGTTGCAGAAGAAATGGCTGCTGCTTTAGGTTATGATTTAGAAACCCTGCCTCTTATATATAGAGCTAAAAATGCTAAAGTAGGTCCAGACGGAAAGGTAATAAGCAGCGCTGATGATCGTTTGGCACAAGACCTAGATGAGCTTGGTTTTGCATCAAGAGTTGGTAAGGTTGGTACAAAAGAATTTGGTGAAACAACTTTTAGCGGCCAAGATGCCTTAGAAATATTAAGACAAAATCCTGTCTTACCAGAGTTTGAACAAACTTATATAAACTATATTACAAAAAACAAATCTATTGAAGAAACATTGGATTTATTAAAAAGAAATAATATAGATCCAAGAGGTATGACAGATGAACAACTTAGTGAAACTCTAAAACAAATAAACGAAAACGAATCTTATACATCTTTTGTAATAGATGAAATAGAACTATCTAATATAGCGAAACAACAAACAGATGATTTATACCAACAAATGATGGCTAGAGAAAAAAGTCTTTCTATTACAAAAGAAGATTTAGCGCAAATACCTCCAAGAGAAACTATTGATGTTGTGCCAGCTAATTATGTAGAAAAAGATTTTGGTTTTAGTAAAAGACCTCCAAGAGTTGCTCTAGATATGGGTGATGATAAATTTGCTGGAAATATTAATTTAAACAAAATAAGCGAACCTACTGAAATTAAAAATATTATTAAAGAAATAGCAAAAGATAATGATAGTTTTGTAGAAGCAAGAAGGGGTGTTGTTAAGTTTGGAAGCAAGGGAGAAAATTTAGAAGCTTTATCTAGGGAGTTAGGTTTATCAGACTCAACATTATTAAAAAGAAAGATTGGACAAGCATTTAATTCTGAAGAAGCTTATGCTGCAAGACTTTTGTTTGATGAAGCATTAAAAGATGCTTATGATCTAGCAAATATAGCAAAAGGAGTAAATGCTTCACAAGTTGATTTAATAAAATTTGAAAACGCAATGGCTAGAGTTGCGTCTGTACAAGAACAAATTGCTGGAATAACAGCGGAAGCTGGTAGAGCATTAAGATCATTTAGAGAAACTGTTGGCCCAGCGTCATCAAAAAATCCTAAGTTAAGAGATAAATTAATTCAAGAATTTATTGCACAAAAAGGTGGAGATGATGTAATTAAAGATATAGCAAGAAAAATGACTATGCTCGATGATCCAGCTCAACTTGCTAAATTTGCAAGAGATCAATACAAACCAAAATTTATGGATTATGTTCAAGAGTTTTGGATTAATGCCTTATTATCATCCCCATCAACTCATATAGTAAATACGTTATCTAATACACTTGTTGCTGGATTAACGCCTATAGAGTATATAACAGCAGCCGCAATTGGAAAAATTAGAGGTGGTGAAGATGTAGTTAGTTTGGGAGAAGCTGGAGCAAGATTATTGGGAACTTTATATGGAACAATTGATGGTGTAAGGGCTGCTGGAAAAGCTATTATAGATGGAGAAGCAATAGACCCATTAACAAAATTAGAATTACAAAGACAAGAAACCATACCTGGAGTTATTGGAAAAGCTGTTAGGTTGCCTGGAACTGCTTTAGTTGCTGAAGATGCTTTCTTTAAATCTATTGGTTATCGTCAAGAACTCTGGGGTAGAGCAGTAAGACAAGCTCAAAAAGAAAAAAAGGGAATTAAAAGAGCTTATGAATTAATGAGAAACCCAGAAGAACTTGCTCCAAATATTCATTTGGATGCGATAGACGCTGGTCGTTATCAAACATTTACCAATCCTTTAGGAACTGCTGGTAGATCATATCAAAAAATTGTTGGTAAATATCCAGTTTTAAGATTTATAACGCCATTTGTTAGAACTCCTGTAAATATTGTTTCTTACGCTTTTGAAAGAACACCAGCAGGTATGCTTACTAATAAATATAAAGAAGCAATTAAAAAGGGCGGGCAAGAGGCAGATATTGCAAGAGCAAAATTAGCAGTTGGTGCGGCTATAGGTTCATCTGTTTTATATTATGCAAATTCTGGTTTGATTACAGGAAGAGGTCCAGCAGATTCAAGAGAAAGATCTGTTTTAATGGAGACTGGTTGGCAACCATACTCATTAAAAATTGGAGATAAATATTATGGATATAATCGTTTTGAACCAGTTGGAATACTTTTTGGAGTAACTGCTGATATGTCAGACATAGGAAAATATGTAGACAGACAATTAAGCAAAGAAGAAAACATAGAAATAGGAAAATTAATGTCCATGCTTGCCGCTTCAATATCAGAGAACATAACTAATAAAACTTTTTTAACTGGTCTTAGTGATGTTGTTGAAATGTTAAATGATCCAGACAGATATGGAGAAGCAACAATACAAAGATTTGCTTCTAGTTTTGTTCCAACATTTTCATATTATGAAAGAAAAGCAGACGATCCTGTTATAAGAGATGTCCAATCTTTTTCAGATGCGTTTGCAAACAGATTCCCAGAAATTGTTGGCGAAATAGGATTGCCAACATCAAAAGATTTGCCTGCTAAAAGAAATGTTTTTGGTGAAATAAGAACATTTACACCGACATACGCACCGCTAGGTGGAAGATACTCCCCTGTTAGAGTATCCACTAAAACAGATGATGTGGTATTTAATGAGTTTGTAAAACTTGGATATTCTCCACCTATGCCTAAAAGAAATATTGGCAGCGTTGATTTAACTCCTCAACAATATGAAGATTTATTAGCAATACAACAACTTTTACAAACTAAGCAAACTCTTGCTAAATTAATTATGTCACCTGGTTATAAGAAAAGTCTTAAATCAACAAAAGAAGAAGAGATAAGCAAAATATTTAGATTAAATCAAGAAAAAGCTAGGGATCTTTTAAAGATTAAATATCCAGAAATTATAATAAAAGAAGCAAGAAGTTCTTTAGAAGAGCTAACGGAATAACCCCATGGCACGCCAATCAGAAAGAGTTGGCCGATCTGGAGAATACTTAGTAGCCTCGCTACTTTCTTTATATGCTGATACTGTGGTTATCGTTCCACATAGCGCAGAAGCAGACATCATCTTTGACGTAGACCACACGCTTTATAAATGCCAGGTTAAAACACAATCTAAAATAAGAAACCATAGAGTGTCATGGGAGTATGACTTTAGGCGTGGTTCGTTTACCAAAAAAAGACATTATGAAAAAAATGCAATAGATGTTTATGCTTTGGTTGCATTAGACCCACAAAAAGTTATCTTTACTTTTCCAGACGGAAGCAAACAGAAAACTATTAAAGACGAAGAGATGCAAGCGATGGACTCGCTTACTAATGTCAAAAACCTATTTAAAGAGCTTCGATGTCAACAGACACCTTAGGTTCTTCATAATATTTAGCAGAGTTCATACCTAATGATATTAGATATTCAGCCACTTCATGTGGTTGTTTCTGCTCACTCTTACAAAAGTTTTTAAACTTTTCTGCAAGGTGTTTGTTTACATATATAGGTTTTCTTCCGTTTCTTTCTTTTAAGATTCGATCATCAAACTCATATAAGTTCATGTTTACCTCCTTGGTAAATCCCTACAACTCCTCGTAATATCTAACTAACTCGTTGAGATACCATTGACATTTTTTTAAGTCCTGTATGTTCTCTTCTTTATTCTTATGTCTATATAAATACTTCCAGATGTTACCCTCTAAATAAGCTGCATATCCTTTAGAACCAACTCTATCTCTGATTAGTTCTATGCACTCTATCTTTCCTTGGTAATGTGCTGGTTTATTAACCATATCTGGTTTTATATCAGTTACATTATCCTGTCCGTTTTTACGAACTCGATCCCACTCTTCTTTTTTAATATCGTCTATCGACATATTTTTACTCCTTTTTTTAAATTAACTGTTGTATTCAAGTACATTTACATATATATTATAACAAATCAAAATAAAAAGGGAGATTAAATGGAAAAAGAAAAAACTTTTCTTGATACTAAACAACTCGCTCAAAGGTGGAGTAGATCTCCAAGAACGATAGAGGGATGGCGCGCAAAAAAGACTGGGCCAGACTATCTAAACCTTAACGGTAAAATTTTATATGATATTGACGAAATCATAAGAGCAGAGGAAGAAGCAAGGGTATCACATGAAGCACGCCAAACTTAGCCCATCAGCAGCTGAAAAATGGACTAATTGCCCTGGTATGCCAACATTGGCAGCCAAGGTTGATTATCAAGTCGGTTTACCAGCCGCTGTTGGTACTTTGATTCACAACATGACAGAACAACTCTTAAAGGGATTCTTAGTTGATGTGACACTTGAAGATTATTGGCTTGGTAAAAAAGAATATGTAGAAGATTTTGAAATAGAAGTCGACCAAGACATGATTGATTGTGCAAAGATTTATGTGGATTATGTACAAGAACGAGCAAAAAGATTAAACGGCAAACTATTAGTAGAACAAAAAGTAAGACTGCAAGAAATATCAGAAGATTTATATGGTTATGCAGATGCACTAATTATCACTCCACATAAAATGTGCGTGATAGATTTAAAGACAGGTAAATATCCTGTTAGTCCAGAACACAACAAACAAGCCATGATATATGCAATAGGTGCATTATCTCGTTATGGTAATGAAGATACTGAAGTAGAGATAACAATAGTCCAACCTCGCGCAACGTGGGGAGGCGGACCTATAAAGACTTGGACCACCACCGCTGAATTTCTGGTGGATTGGGCATACGATTTCTTACAGCCGCGCGTGGAAGCGTGCTTGGAAGAAAACCCTGTATTTGTTTATGGGGATCATTGTCGCTTTTGTAACGCAAGAAGCATCTGCGATTTATATAAACAATATAATAAAGGAGAAACTAATGAGTGAAGAAAATAAAACTGAAGCTGAAGAGCTAACAGTTAAGTTTGCTGACGATGGCAAGGAGCATAAAGTTAATGATATGCCAGATGAAGCAAAACAACTTTATATTCGTTGGCAAGAGAAAAGACGAATCAGAGATGAGTTTATTATCAAAGCCAACAACGATATAGATGACTTAAATACTTTACTTTCATCTTACGAAGCTCGTATGCGAAACATATTAGAGCCAGTAGAAGAAGAAAAAAAGATTGAGGTGTCTAAATGAGTTTAGCTGATATACGAAAGAAGTCTAAACAGAAACCACCAAGAATTATTGTTCATGGTGAAGCAGCTGTTGGTAAGACTTATTTAGCATCACAAACTAGAAACCCAATTATGTTAGACGTTGAAGATGGTCTAGGTAAAATTCAAATGGACCATATACCATGTAAAACATACTCTGATGTAATGAGTAATTTAGATGAACTAGCAAATGAAAAACATGAATATAAAACTGTTTGTGTTGATTCACTTGATTGGTTTGAACGATTACTTTGGGATAAAGTTTGTGAAGATAATAGCTGGAAATCAATAGATCAACCTAGCTATGGTAAAGGTTATGCAGAGACACTTCGATATTGGGGTGATTATGTAGAAAAGCTTAATAGACTAAGAGATAAAGGAATGATGATATTCCAAATATGTCATAGTGAGGTTAGAAAAGTGGAAGATCCACGAATCGAAGCTTACGATAGATATTCTCTTAAACTTCATAAAAAAGCTGCGGCATTGTTATTAGAACATTCTGATGCGTGCTTTTTTGCAGCTAAGAAGTTAGGAACTATTAAGGTGCAAGGTAAGAGTGGTATGACTACTAAAACTGTGTCTGGCGATAGAATCATCTACACCAACAACGACCCAGCTTATCTTGCAAAAAACAGATATAACTTACCAGACGAATTACCAATGGATTGGAACGCAATTCGTGAGGAAATGTTGAAGTGAGTATCTTATCTGATATTGATGTGGTACAGAGAGATCTTGACAGGATAACTGCAAGACTTGATTCATTATTAACTAAGGTTGATTTTGAAGCTGAGTCTTATCCAGTTGAAACCTACGATAGGCTTTCTGATTTAAAAAAGGATTGTGAGGATTTGAATGAGTATCTAAATACTTATTCGTCTTACGATCCTGGTTAATCTAAAAGGAGTAAAAAATGGATTTAAGTAATTTTAATGTAGATACCTCTAATGAGGGTAAATCGGTTGTTGAACCAGGTAGGCACGTTCTACATTGGCAAGGCGAAGATGAAGATTTAGTAGAGGGTAGAAATGGTTGGCGTGGTTGTAAAATGTATTTTGAAATAGATGGTACAAGCATAAGACTAAATCATACCTTTACTGTTGGTCACGATAACGAAAATTATGTAAAAAGTGGTGTTAAATCAATGATGCTTATGGCAGAAGCTATGGGTATTAAAGAACCACCAAAAGATACATCAACTGCTTTTATTGGTAAAAGTGTCTCAGCTGAATTAGTCAAAGATGAAAATGGTTATCTAAAGATTAATGAGGATTGGGGTAGAACTTGGCAAGCTACTGATAAAAAAGCAGAAGTTGTTGATGATAACATTAAAGTAAGTCCGTCTGAAGCAGACCTAGAAGCTATGGGTTCTACTGATTTAGATGATGACACACCATTTTAATTACAATGGTAAAAACAGGCCCACGCTGTGTGCATATTGTAAAGCACCAGCAGGGCCATTACTTTACAAAGACGGGGACTACTGGTTGGGAGCGTGCAGTATGGATCATTTAAAAAAGATTGGAGAGGGTAAACGATTACCAAACAAAGCACAATTAAATGACGAAGGTGTTGAATACTCTATTGCACAAACTAAAAACGTCTATGTAGAATTAGCAAGAAAGGAACGTAATCAACCTTTACATAAATGGGAGAGAGACAATAGGAAAAGAGTCTTTACTTCTATTGTGAGGGAATATTTAAACTGGGCAAATGAAGTTGCCAGAAAAGACGATGAAAGGGCAAAACATGGATCTGACGAAATACTTTCCACAAGGAAATAATTTAGAACAAAATAAACCAAAAGACACAAGCGATTTAATAAATGAAATGCAATCACAAGGATTGCAAATCAATCATTTAGAAATAACAGGAGAAATAGTAAGAGTACCAGTTAATGAATTAGCTGGTGTTAAGGCTGATTCAAATAATCAGAAGTCTGGTTATTATGTAGTCAATGAAGTAAACGGCAATTACTTTGCAACTTTTGGTAATTGGAAAACAGGCTTTGAGGGTAAATGGTCAAGCATAAATCATCAAGCTATGACATCTCAACAAAGAGAAGATTTACAACGTCAACTGCAAGAGGCTAAGGAAAGGGCCGAAGAAACTAAAAAACAAAGGCACAATGAAGTGGCCAAAAAAGTAGAACGCTGGTTTGACTCTTACACGAATGTTATTGAACATGAATATCTCACAAATAAAAAGGTTAAAAATTATGGTTTAAAGCAATACCAGGATATGTTGGTTTGCGGTGTGTATTCTACAACAGGAGACATACGTTCTCTACAGTATATTAGTAAAAATGGTGAAAAAAGATTTGCCGCTGATTCAGAAATAAAAGGCAACATATTTCTCATTGGTGCTGATATAAAAGATATTCCAAAACTAGATAAAATTATATTAGCAGAGGGTTATTCAACTTCTGCAACTATTTATGAAGCAACCCAGATTCCCGTAGCTTGCGTATTTTCTGCCAATTTCGTCATGGCAGTAGCCCTTGAAATACGCAAGCTTTCGGGTGCTAGAATTGTTGTTGCGTTAGACAACGATGAAAGCGGAGTCGGAGAGAAGAAAGCCCAAGAATGTGTGCAGAGTGTTACTAATGCGTGCGTGCGTTTGCCGAGCGAACATGGAGACTATAACGACTTATATTTAAAATATGGTTTAGATAAAGTTAAACAAGAACTTACTGAATCTAAATTTAATATTAAAAAGTATGCGATTCGTAATTTAATTGAGAAACCAGAACCGCAAAAGTTTCTAGTAGATTCGTTTATACCATTAGCTAAACCAGGAATATTAGCCAGTAGTGGTGGTGTAGGAAAATCTTTATCATTATTACAGTTAGCACTTGCTATCGCTAAAGGCTCTAGTTGGTGGGGTAAAGATGTAAAAGAGAATGGCTCTAGTGTAATCTTCTGTGCTGAAGATGATTTAGTAGAAGTACACCATAGAATTGATTTATTAGACCCATACGGAGAAAGGTTTAAACATAACAATGATGTATATGTTTATCCAATACCAGACCAAAAAGAGCCATTAATTTTATTGCGAGAAGAAGGTATTACTGAACAAGCAAGAGAGATTGTAGAAGAATTAAAAGGTATAGATAACTTAAAGTTAGTTGCGTTCGACCCATTACAAGCATTTACAACAGCTAGTGTCTCGCAAAGTAATGAAGCTGGACAACTCTGGGGAAGTTACTGTGCGATGATTAGTGCGAATATTGGTTGTACTACTTTAACAACGCATCATATTAATAAACAAAGTATTACCAATGATTCTGATGATCCTTATTCGCATAAGGCAGATATAAGAGGTGCATCATCAATTACAGATTCAGTTAGGTTTGCAATCTCAATGTGGATTCCAAGCGAATCAGATGCAGAGGAGTTATGTGAACAAGCAAATATACCATATGATAGGTTGAGCGTGGTCAAGGCGGCCTTAGTCAAATCTAACTCTGGTAATGTGGATTATGGAGTGCAAACTTTAATAAGAAAAGACGGCATATTAGAGCCAATAAACTCTATGCCAAAGACAGATTATGAAATACATTTTTAGGAGGAAATTATGAATTGTTGGCATTGTGGAACAAAATTAATTTGGGGTGGAGACCATGACATTGGAGATGAGAACGAAGAATTTGACATCGTTACTAACTTATCTTGCCCAAAATGTGAGGCATTTGTTGAGGTTTATTTACCAAAAATAAAAGATGAATAAATGTATTTTTAGGAGAAAATTATGAATATAAATATACTGCAAGGGGATTGTATAAAAACATTACAAAAATTAGATGATAAATCTATTAACACCTGTATTACCTCACCACCTTATTGGGGTTTGCGTGATTATGGTGAAAGCAATCAATTAGGTTTAGAAGATACACCAGAAAAATTTGTTGATAACTTGGTTAAAGTATTTAGAGAAGTAAAACGAGTATTGCGTGATGACGGAACTGTTTGGCTAAATCTTGGCGATAGTTATGCAAGAACTGGTGGCGATAGCTCTAAAAAAGGTAGGCATTGGGATGATAGAAAAAATAATCCAAATACAGGTCATAACAGATATGCAAAAGATATAGGACTAAAGCAAAAAGACTTAGTTGGAATACCTTGGAGAGTTGCATTAGCTTTACAACAAGATGGCTGGTATTTAAGACAAGATATTATCTGGCACAAACCTAACCCAATGCCTGAAAGTGTTAAAGATAGATGTACCAAAGCACATGAATATATATTTTTATTAAGTAAAAATGTCAAGTATTACTTTGATAATGAAGCTATTAAAGAAGATGCAAAGTTTCCTGAAGGCCCAAATTCAGCACATAATATAAAAAAAGGATCTGATGATCCTAAAATGAGAACAAGAGTAGGGTTAAATAAGATAGGTGCTAATCCAAAAAAAAATAAAAGATCTGTTTGGACTATTACCACTAAACCATTCAAAGGCGCACATTTTGCAACTTTTCCAATGGATTTAATAGAGCCATGCGTGTTAGCTGGTTGTCCAGAAGGAGGTACAGTTTTAGATCCTTTTGGTGGTAGTGGCACAACAGGAATCGTTGCGGTTAATCATAATCGTCATGCAGTTTTGTGTGAGCTTAACCAAGAATATATAGATTTAGCTAAGAAAAGAATCGAAGAACAAGCTGGTTTTTTAGCAACAATAAATATAACCAAATGACCTTATATGCGAAGAAAAGTGTATCTGCTTGCGAAAAAAAGTGTACCTGCTTGCGAAGAAACTTCGCATATATCCATACCATACCATGGTATAGGAGTCGGAAAAACGCTGGTGCGTTTTCCTCCTCCAGCCACGCAAGTTTGAACGCAAGCACGAACGAACGAGACTTGAATGATTAGAAAGTTTGATAAAAAGAATAAAGAATTTTGGTGGGTGATACCTAGCGAAGTTCCACGCTTACACGCAAGTGCGTTAGTGCCGTTAGCCTGCGTGAGTGATAATTATATGAAGATGCGCTCGTGCGTGTGGAAAATCTTTAGGCGTGAATGTGGGCGTGAGGATTTGACGGCTAGTGCGAAGCTTGTTCTCTGGGCGGTGTGTGAGCGGTATCGATTTGAGACTTTTAGTAGTCATGATGCGGTGAGTTATTATTGTAAGATGATTGGCGTTAGTAGGCGTACGACTGGTAAGGGAATGAAGGAGTTGATTGAGAAAGAAGTTCTTTGGTGCGTGCTTGAGGGCGTGGAGGGTAGGTTAAGGAAAAGTCAAGCTAGTGGTAGGAAGCATTATTTATTGGTTGGTTTAGCCTACGAGATTATTAAGGAGAGCTAAGACATACCTGGAGAGGAGTGAAAGGGGGATCGTGGTCTATAGATACGCCTTAAGCTCTGTAGATTCATTATAAGGGTAAAGTGGGGTTATACCTAATCTTTTTTTCGTGCGTGCGTGGGGCGTGGCCTCCGTGCGTGGAGTGACTAGCGAGAGACTTATAGGGGGGTTTGTATCTATGGAGAAGATACCTCTCGCTAGTCGAAACTTATTGCTTGCGGTCTATGATTACTATTGCTAATGAGGTAATCAGTAGCATTAAAAAGAATACTCCGAAAAGCGATAGTATTATTTTAATTATTAGTTCAAGCATTTATATATTTGGTTGTGGTTGAATATACAATTTTATCTTCTTTAAGCATTTTTTCAACTTGGTTATTTATCTCTTTAATGCTTGGATAACCTTGCATGGTAAATTCAATAGTTACTTCGGTTATTTGTTTCTTTTTCTTTTTACCAAATACGCTATCCCAATTATTGCGTATCTTGTTTATATCTTCCTTGCGCCTGCCAGATCCTTTACCTGTCAATTTGTCCTCCTATGCTGTATTTATGTCATAAAATATAAACTCCGCTAGAAAGTTTATGATTTCATCGCGGTCATCATCTTCGTGTAAACCATAGTTTCTAGCTACAGTATGTATTTCATCATCAATTAAACCTTTTCTGTCTTGTTCTAATAATTGATGGTGTATGTTTTCTAATTGTTCCTGGTTATGTATGTTGCTCATGTTCTGGCCCTAAATAAATAGAATAATGCTCTTAGTTTTTCATCGTTTAGATGTCTAAGGTGTTTGGGAATGTCGTTTCTGTTCATTCTAATCGCTCACCTTGCCATCTTTTGATACATAGGCTATATGCCTATCATTTTCATCACGAAGCAAATACCCGCCCTCTCCTGTCGCCCTAGAGTGTGTCTCGGATATGTAGGGTAATTCACCGCCAAATCCTTGATCTCTATAATGTGCTGAATATTTACCAAAAGCTATGTTAAATGTCATATTGTTCATTGGTTATTTACTCCTGTTTTAAATTCAACAAGTTCGTTAGTCTGTATTAGTTCTTCGTCATGACAACCAATACCAAATTTTATATTAAATTTTTTGTTCATATAGGCTATATCTCCATGACTAAAATGCTCATATAATTCAGTCATATGCCAACCTTCCACATCTCCTTTAGTACCTTTTTCTTGATTATGCTCTAATATTGGTTTTGTCCATTTACCATTTAGCTTATATTTAACCAATCTATAATCGCAACAATCAGAGCCATTACTAATTGTTTTTGTTAATATTATTTCATTACTACTCATGCTTTTACTCTCCTCGCTCTCGCTAGTTTGTTATTATGTTCTTTAACCATGTTTATATCTGGTTGTATATCTTCTAAGATTATCTTTTTAACCTCGCTAACTGTTAGGCCGTCAAGATCTTTAGTTATGATTTGAATATCACTTAATTTAGGAATCCAAGTTTTATGAAATTGCTTGTCCTGGCAGTCTAAGTTATAACACCAGTCAATAATATTGCCGTTTATGTTTATTGAAAAAATCATTTTCTTTTATCGTTGTCGTTGATTGTTAAGGCAACTGCATATAAACAGATAGCCATAAAAACTAATATTGGTAATAGTTGTAGGTCCATTATTCCCCCTTAATCAGCTTTAATTCTGATTCATTAACAATTGTATCGCCTATATGCCTTTGTCCTTTCCAAATTCTAACTGTAACAATTTTATCTGTGTAATAATCTAATACATAAGATTCATTATTACCATTACATATAACTCTATCGCCAGCTTTAAATTGTTTTACTTTACTCATCATTTCCCCCTTTGTAGTAATCTTCTCTTAAATCTTCTGTAAATTTATAAGCATTTTCTAAATGTTCGTGATCATCTGGAATATTAAACTCCTGTTGTAGTTCTTGTAATGAACAATGTATGCTTTCAAGTTTTATCTTATTGACTCTTTTTAGATATTGCTCATCTGTTTCTATATATGCTCTCATCATTTTCCCCTTTTGGTTATTAGTTTATATAGCTTTAAATCATCCTTGCTTAACATCTTTTCAATGCGTTCCCAATCTTTAGGACTTCCTACGACTGGTAAGCCTGGATATTTTCTTTTAAGTTTCTTTAATATTTTTTGATCTTGCTGTGTCATTGTGTCACCGCCTTTATTTTCCCTTTCTTAATTAATTCCAGGTTGTCCGCTGAAACCAATCTAAAAGGATAACCAATCCAATTATTTTTAATTTCATTTTTATAGAAAACCTCTAACCCTTTATTGTCTCCGTCATGGTTAGACCATTCACCGTTTTCAATATCATTTATATGATTATTAATACAATGATCAGAACAAAAAATATCATACGGTCTGATATTTATTTCAATAAATGTGTTTTCTCCTGTTTCTTGTTGCGGATCATGTTCTCCGCAATATTCACAATAATATTTACTCATTATTCACCCCTTATAAGTTTTAATTTATGCCCTTGATTCTGTAGGCGTTTATATTTATCTTGCATGGTTGCAAGGCATGGACCCTTAAAGGCTGTAAAACCTTTAAGAGTTCCGTTGTTAATTATTATCTGGTATTTCATTTTTTCCCCCTTTTAAAAAATAGCAGTTTTATGTATGTCGCTATACAAAGTCATAGTAATATCTTTATAGCCTTTAGCCTTGAATATTACTGTAGACCAATAACAATTATTATCCCATGTAGGCTTTCTTTTCCATGTTACATTAAATGCAACATTAGGATTTCTACGCTTGAATAATCTTTTAGCAATGTTTAGCGTTGGTTTTTGTACTGTTTCTATTGGTATATACATATTTCCCCCTTAATCTTGATAATAATAACCAGGATTAGAGATATAGTTTTCCTCTATTCCTTGGCCGTGTTGTTTAACTTCTCTTTTAAGGCATCTATCAATCTTGATAAATTTGATATCATTCCATGAAACATTTTTATTAAAACA